AAGACTTGACCTTCGTTCTGAGGATTTGCTTTGTCCTGCACAACATAGATGTTGGCATAGTAGGACAGTTTGCGCTTTTGCTTACGAACAGTATCTTTATCTGCTTCGTTGCCACTGTTCCACAGTTCGCGGTTGTACTCAGAGACAGGGTCCTTTCCACCAGTAGTAGTCAGGGAGTTCTCAATGTACCAACCACCAGGACCTTGGAAAGCATGGGAGTACATCTTTGCCCAAGGAAGTTCTTCTCCTTCAGGGGCAGGGAGGAAACGGATAACTGCATAACCGTTGCCGGTCTTATCCATTTCAGGTTTCCAGAGACGGTCATCACCACCGCCACCAGTATTGTTCATCTTCTCAACTTCCTTGACCAGTTTGGAGGTCAGGGAACCAAGGTTGGATTGCTTTTTAAGATTTGCGAAAGACATAGGATTCGTTAGATTGATTTGGATTTGGCTTTTGTGGACTTCGTTATTCTACAGGTCGGAACCTGATTTGTCAATTTGGTCCTTCATAATATCGATCATCTTGGACATGTTACTGAAGATGACGTTCATATCGACGTTAGGAGGAAGACCCATAGACTTAGCAGAATCAAGGATACGCTCCTTCATTTCTACTGCCTCTGGATCATCAGACAAACTCAAACGAGCATACAAAATCTTTTGTTTGTCAAGAAGTCTCTCAAGCATTTCAACATGCTCAAGTTTTTTCTCCTTATCCATAGTGGAGAACATGAAGACGTTTCTATAAACGTCCTCTTGTAACTCCTGGATTTCAGTCATCTCTGCACGGACAACTTCTGAGTCAAAGAAACTCATTCACCCTCTACAACTTCTGTTTCACTCACTTCAGCATCTTCTTCCTTACTCTCTTCGATCTGAGTCAGTGCATCAATAGCACCAAGGACCTTGAGGTAAGTAACGCGCAGTTGTTCCATCTGCTCTTCAAGTTGCTTCTTCTGTTGAGTCAGATTATCAATGACTTCAGCATTTTCCAGTGCCATATTAAACTCCAATTAATTGTTAAGGACTAGTTCTTTAAGTAACTTTCGATAACGAAGTACTTCAATATTTAGAAAGGGAGAATACTTTTTTATTTTTAAACTTACGGTTTCCCACACAGGGTCCGTAAGTTTCTTGTCAAAATCCTTTCTGTATCCCAGTATTCTATCACAGATTACCAGGGTTTCAAGTGAAATGTCACCACTCAAATAACCTTTAAGTATTGGTGGATGACCTTTGCAAGTGAAGATAGTATCTAATTTATGATCAGACAAAAGAGAACCCATCTCTTCCTTGAAAACATAGGATAGTGATTGGGTTCTCTTCTTCCAGGCAGTATACCTACCTTCACCTTCTCTCATCATCTCTCCAATCCACAACTTACTGGGATCAGTACAGGTGATGAAGTTTGAGACAAAAAATTCAACTACTTCTTTGTCGTCTTTGTTTCTAGATAGTTTCTCAAACCAGAAACGATCTTTCCGTTTGTAGAAAGATTGCACAGTCGCACGACTCTTTCCACAGTATTTGTGGTAGTCATACTTCTCCTTGGTGAAATGATTCTTCAAGGAGAGGTATTGTTTATAGGCATCGAACGGCATCATTAAAAAGTCAAAGGGGGCAAAAATTTTGCGGGAAATTTTTTGGACCGAAAATGGATTACAAAGGCAATTTTGCTCTAGAACTCCGCTTCAGAAAGTTAAGTTCCATTGCTTCGTACTTAAGTTTCTCCTTCAATGGTTTGGTAATCAACTTGGGAACTGACTCCACATCAATACTATTCTTCTCACAGAAGTGAACAATAGCATCGATATAGTTCATATCAGGTATAGTCTGTACCAAAGACTCAATCTCTTGAGTGAATTTAGAAGGGCAATAAAATTTACTTTCTAGTACTTTGTCTAGTTCATTCTCCATTCTCTGTCCTAGTATTGTGAGATACAAATTCTTTAATGTAACGAACTAACAATTTAATATAGTCCCCTTTGTTCCTTTTGTCAAATACCTGTATCTCTCCTCCTGGTGTGACCATCAGAGTGATAAGTTTTTTGATGGGAATACCAGTCATTTCATAGTATGCTGATGCATAAAACATCTCCTGAACGAAGTAGTTTTCAATCCACTTCTCAGGTTTAATCTTTTCAGATGTCTTAAAGTCTATGACTGCTAGTTCTCCCTCATACTCTGCAATACAATCAACTCTGCCTGCGAGTCCAAAGAACTCTGAGTATAAGGTGCGTTCGATAGCGTGTATATTATTTATCTTATCTAATTCAGGTTTCAAATGATGAAACATAAACTTAGATAGAGGACGATAGTCGTCCCAATTTAATTCTTTGTTGAGTAGATAGTCTTGTGCAACTTCATGGAAGTCTGTACCCCGTGCAGTTGCCTTCTTTGTGATACGGTCTGCTTCTTCATTTCCAACTTTCTTTCTCCATTCAACAAAGACTTGTCGGTTGTAGAAAGAAGTTACAGACGTAATAGAAGGCACCCAGTCTCCACTAGGAAGGTTGTAGAGACGGATGCCATTCTTGTTTTTACAGTTTAGTTCAACGTCACCCAAGTAATTATGATGAATAAATGTCATAGACCAAGTTCGTTTTTAGCAAGTAGATATTCTTTACAGAGACCAGAGCGAACAATATCTTCAACATCGAACTCAATGATATCCATGGATGGCATGATACGTAAGACTCTCATGAAGTCTGCAATACCATTCCTTTCATTCTGTTTTGTCAAGTCAGTCTGGGTGGCATCACCACAGAACATAATCTTAGAGTTCTCACCAATACGAGTGATGATACTATCCAGTTCATGATAGTTCAGGTTCTGGAATTCGTCAACGATGATGATAGCATTATCAAGTGTAGTGCCACGGATGAATGATGTAGACCAGAAACTAATCGTTCCTTGTGCTTTAAGATTACCATAAAGCATTTCAAAGTCTGATTCCGTAGGCATTTCAAACATATACTTTACCATATTCTTATATGGAATTTGGTAAAGAGAGGACTTATCCTCATGGTCTCCTGGGAGAAACCCAATCTCTCTTGTAGCAACCAGTGACCTTACGATATAAATTTTTTCGTAAGGAGTCCTAGTATCTAATACATTTCTTAATGCATTGTACAAAGTGATAAAAGTTTTACCCGTTCCTGCCGCACCATAGGCGACAATGTTTTGATCGTTCTTATAACAACGGAAAAGTTCTTGTTGGTTATCTGTGAGAGGCTCTATGGTCCTCATCAGATCAGCATTAATAGGTTTCTTTCTTTTCATTTGTTTATTGCTCATTCCGAACGGTACGGGCGTCTTTGATCTTTTTGCTGGCATAAGGTCTCAGAGTGGTTTGACTGTGGATCCTGGGGCTTTAGATGCTTTGTGCAACACATCATTCCACCCTGGGTGAGTCTTCTTCAGTTTGTCTTGGAAGTCTCCTACTTCTCCGATGCCTGGAAAAGTAGTTGGGTCAGAGTAATCTCTTTCCCAATCAGGGTTATCCGTCCTCCATTGATCCCAATCATGAACACTCATAGCGACTTCTTTTTGTTCGCCAGTCTTCTTATTGATAACAGGATACGTAGCCATAAATTACATCACATACAATAATATTTATTACAACCACTCCATTGCTTCAGCAACGGCAGGGAATTGTTCGCAGAAAATACGTTTTGCATCTAGAGCAATGTCCATATGCTCCTTCTGTGTGCCGTTAGCAGACCTCAGATCTATATAATGGATCCATGAACGAACTGAGCCAGTCATGTATAATTTTGTTGGTACGGCCAGTGGAAGCACAAAGCGAGCACACTCCTTTGCAATCGATGCGTCAAGCATCTCTTGATACAAATCCATAGACTGAGAGAAGAGTTTTTGCATCTTCATTTCAAACTTCTGCCTCGTAAACGGGTCAATATCATCAATAGAATTCTGACGATTCTTGGTGTCTTGACGCCGTAGTTCAGGTAGAGGGATCGTCTTCGCGAGTAGGGAAGAATCAGCATAGCGTTGCGAAAATTCTTGATATGTGAAGGACCTATGACGCAAAATTTGAGCCGCTATGCCCCTGGTAGTAGAGATTTCCAGGGTCATAAATGCTTGCTCAAAGATGCTCCAGTGCTGGTGCTTCACACAATACTTAAGAAGACCAGAGAACTTTTCATTCTCCTGGTTTGCTGGGTTAGAAACACGGGCACAGTACGCCATATGTTTCTCTGCGTCTGGCGTTACGCTAATCAATTTAGTAGTGCTATCAGTCATCGTCGTCTTCAAATACTTCGTCGTAGTCAGCAAGTGGATAGAATTCGTCGTCAAAATTCTCCCGCTTATCCACATATGCAGCGGGATCAGAATAAACTTCACTCTCTAAAACTTCAACAAGAGATTTTAGATTTCTCACAATGAGTTTAAGTTTCTCTTTGTCCATACAAAAAATGGGAGGTTACCCTCCCATCATACACAAAAAAAGAGGACCCGTCAAGGTCCTCATAAAGTTGTTCTCCAGTTATTCATACCTCGTGACTTTAAATTAACCCACTTAGCATATGGAACACCACGATACGTCAAAAATCTAAAGACTTTATCTGGATCGTGAACTTCTGGATCATAAACTGGAAGATCATAATAAAGTTTGATCTTCAGCATTGGTACTCCCTCAAATTTTTTGAAGAAGTTTAATCTCACCATACAAAAATGTCATTCCAGCAACACATCCCAACGAAATTAAACCCGCGATTTGCAGTGCTTGCATAATTGCCTCACTTGGTGTAGGTGCGACCACGGTAGCAGAAGGTCCCGTGAGACTCTTTGCCCTTTACACAACGGGTATCATACTTAACACCACGGTAAGCGGTGTGAGTAATCTGTGCGTTGTGAAGTGCAGACTGCTTTTCAATCTGCTTCTTGATCAGTGTAAGTGTATTCATTGTAGTACTCCTAAAGTAGTTGGATTTTTAGGCCCGTTCCTTTAGTCGTTTGCGTCCCCGAAGGGATGAACGATCCGTTCCGCGACTTACTTGCGTCCCCCGAAAGGGATGAACGATGAGTCCATTATAGACTCCATAACTTATTTAGTCAAGACCTATCGATTTCTAAGGTAGTTCAGAATTTCTTCTCTTACTTCCATGAGTTCATGGTAGCACTTCTGACCATGAGCATCACCTCTGAGTTCGTGATCAGGTTTGATTACACTCTCAATAAAGAGGTTGAGTGCTCTCCTACGTTTAGCGTCTTTAGAATCGTCGTTCATAGAACTTCTTTTGTCTTAAGGTACTGAAGGGTTTCTTTTAGTGATCCTCTATGATTAACTCCAATTGCAATCTGAGGATACTCTGCTTCACTTCCGAACTCTGCCCGGAATTGACTTTCTGTAAATTCTTTGTTCAAAACATACTCATGAAAATCGCTGTAGATACTTGTTAGAAGCATAGCAGCTCTTTCACATTCTTGATTACCGTTACTATAAATCCATGCTCGATCAGTCACTTTTTTTTCTCCATTCATCAATTTGTTCTTGAGTGGGGACTACAATTCTAAATGCCATACCCTCCTCTTCAAACTCTTCGTTCATTTTTTCATAGGTTTCGGGTGTAATCTTTTTAGTCATCTTCCCTGTAAGTAATTATAATACGTTTTGAGTTGTAACCTTGTGGGTCAATTATATCTTGATGATGCACCTTTGCATCTAACAACTCACTAATTTTATCTAGCAAATTATTTACAATATTCATTTTCGTAACTTTACTAGTCACGTTGCCTCCAATCATCAGGTTTATCTTGTTTAAACCAGTCCACAATTTCGTCAGCACCACTAAACCCCGTTTTGTAATTGGATGGGTCTGGATCACCAAGTCCCATTTTGTTCATAAAATCATCCATACTACCTTCCTCAATATCTTGAGCAGCATGACGACGTGCTTTATTCAACCAGTCCCTAGCAGTGGTATGTGCCTTGGCAAGTTTCTCTGCCCAGATCATATCTTCTAACGGGACTTGTTCTTTATTCGCGATGCATCTGCAAATAGATTCAAGGCGAAGTCTGTAAGCGGTAGAAAGCATTTTTAGTTACGCAGTTTTGCTTCTAAGTCGTTGAGTTTATTAAACTCTTTGTATGCTGATTCTGAACGGTCACACACAACACTCAGGATATCATTGAGAATAACTTGGTTGTCCTCATAATCATCCAAATACTTATTGATTGCCTCTTTTAAGTATCTGTATCTATGCCACTCAGGACTATAAGGTTTGTAGTTCATGTTTCATTAATCAAATAGGATCATCTTCAACTTCTTTTACCATTTTACTGATTACATTTTCAGTTCCGTCCATAGTTTTGATAGCAAAGAGATTGGACTTTTGATACTTCTTCAGACCTTTATACTTCTTCAGAAGTTTATCAATGTCCTCTCTTGGCATCTCAACTTTAACATCAAATCCATCACTCATCTTTTCTTACCCTCATTCTTGGGTTTGACCCCCCAGAGTTTAGGATTCATCTGCCCAAATCCAAAGTCAATCTTTTTGACCGCACCAGGACCGTACTTATCATAGTACATATCAAAGAGTTGTGATGTCTTCTTACACCTAGTTAGGTCGATATAGTCTGTACCATCAACAGTATACCAGATTAATCTGGCATCGTTGGGTAGAGACTTATCATTAGCCTGCTCTAGTGTCGTCTTCTCTTGTAGAATTTGGCATCCATACACGGAGGGATTGATAGTATTTCCAATATCCTCTCCATTCATCTGTTCTTGCTCCTGTTCTACTGCTACTGTCATGAACGACCACCCCAAGTAATATCAGGAAATGCTTCCCTTACAACGTCATAAGATATTTTATATTTAGTTTGTAATGCTTTGTCTTTGATCAGACAAAGAATCTTTGCTTCTTCAGGATGAAGACCCTCAAGGATCTGAACAAACATAGTCTCTCTACGAAGACCGTTCAGGGAATCATTACCACCCTTCACAAAGTTGTAGAGATGCTTGTGCTCGCGCCTCAGAGACGTGTGGTCAGTTCCTACGGGAACTTCATTCTCTTTGTAAGGAACGGGTCCTTCAGGGAGCATAGAGATAACAGTCTCATCAAAGTTCCAGATGAAGACAGACTTCATCGCATCGTTAGCATACTCCTGAAGGATCTCAACCTTCTTTGCCTTTGACCTTTGCTTAGATGCAAGTTCAAAGATTTCATGTAAGAAAGGATTTGGAGGAAGTTTAACTTTCTTCGTCGTCGTATTCGTCGTCATAACTGTTTTCAAATCGTACTGCTAAAATTTCATCGGGTAGAACATTACCGTTTTCATCAAACATTTCTGGATGAGTGTAGACTGGTTGTGTCTGATAGACATGCTCTTTGGCTAACCATCCTACCATACCTCCAACAAAAAACATCATGAGAGAAACTAAAGTTCCTATGGTGAGAGTTACTGCTAACATTGCCCTTCTCCTACTTTTGTCTAATGTCCAAGTAGAAGTTGAAGTGTAAAACAATTTCTCTTCGGAGGAAGGAAACCATTTTTCCAAACTTCACTTGGAAAATTTTTGGCGGTTCTTGCTTCCTCCTATTTCTTAGTAGTAATTCTACTCCCCGATTTATGTGGGGTTCCTGATTATTTAGTTTGTTTTTTTCGGCGTCCAGGTTTTCGGTCATAACTATACTTCCAAGCATCCTCTAGGATACCATACAAATAGGTCTTAATCTTCCTTGCTTGTGGTTTTGGAATGTGTCCATATGCTTCACGCAATTGTTTATGGACATCATCTGAACCACCCTCAAGGTAGTCCTCCAAATCCATTACAAGTTCACTAATCTCATGTGCAGTACTGCTCTCATTGAAAGAATCAATCTCATATTTTTTTACCTTGTTTGCTTTCAGATAGTCATAGAACTTTAAAGTCATCTGACCATCAAAAGCATTTTCGATTGCATGTTCAATAAGATCATAGATGTCATTGAGATTTTCTGATTCCATTAGACTAGTTTCTGTTCTCGTAGATACTTGACTGTTTCTGAACATCCACCAAGGAGTTCTTCTCCAAGAACCACCCTAGGGAAGGTTGAACCCTGTCCAAACTGTTCATAGAACTCCTCTCTAGTGAAGTCTGTTCCCAGTTTGTATACCACATGCTTCAACTCTGCCAACTGTAGCACCTGTTGAACTTTAACGCAATAGGGGCAACCGTCACGCGAGTAAATCTTATAAGTCATAATAGTTTTTATTTAGAGATAAAAAAAGAGACCCGGAGGTCTCTGTAGTATATCATTCATTATCTTGTTTGTAAAGGTCTTCCAATTTTTCTCTTGAAAGATCCACATACATCACTTCTTCGCCAGATTCAGGTGCTTCTGGATGACGTGGTTTAGGTGGTTCATCCATCATTTTATTAATGGATTGAATGTTAGACCACATCATCGCAAAGGCACCGCCAGCAATAATAGCAAAACAAACGAAGTAAAAGAATACCTCAAAGTTATTCATTGTTATCCTCCTCAACAAGTTCTTTCATTCTTTTGAGAACATCTTTAGCAGGATATGTTCTTACTTTACCAGTATCAATGTCATCCATCCTCCGATAGAGTTCTTCAAGGAACTCTTTAGGGAGTGTATCATCCATATTGATAGATGCCCAGAACCATTCATAACATTCTCGTTCTGGACTTTCACACCAAGGGTTAGCATATGCCTCATAGTTATTGGTCATTAGGTCTGCCCAAATCCTGAAGTTATAAGACCAGGACTGAACCCAAGCACGAAGCAGATGGTCTGTGATGTAAGTAAAGTGAGTCATATTAAAAGTTTAGTGGGTTTCCTTTAATAAGAAAAACCCTTATTAAAAGTTAGAGTGCGTTACCTCTAGGAAGAACTTCTTCTGGGAACACAAAGTTTTCGTGTGGTTGATCCACAGGTGCCATCCAAGCACGAAGACCTTCATTCAAGAGAATGTTCTTGGTATAGAACGTTTCAAACTCAGGATCTTCTGATGCTCTCAGTTCTTGAGAGACAAAATCGTAAGCACGGAGATTAAGAGCGAGACCAATAATACCAATGGATGAGGTCCAAAGACCCATAACAGGGACGAAGAGCATAAAAAAGTGAAGCCAACGCTTATTAGAAAAAGCGATACCAAAGATCTGCGACCAGAAACGGTTTGCAGTAACCATTGAGTACGTTTCTTCTTCTTGCGTTGAGTCGAATGCTTTGAATGTGTTTGCTTGGTCACCGTCTTCATACAAGGTATTCTCTACTGTAACACCATGAATCGCAGAAAGCAAGGCCCCTCCCAGGATACCAGCAACACCCATCATGTGGAAAGGGTTGAGTGTCCAGTTGTGAAAGCCTTGGAGGAACAGCAGAAATCTGAATATCGCTGCAACGCCAAATGACGGCGCAAAGAACCAACTCGATTGTCCGAGAGGGTAGATGAGAAAAACACTAGTAAATACGGCAATAGGACCCGAAAAAGCAATCGCATTGTACGGTCTAATTCCTACTAAACGACTAATCTCAAATTGTCGAAGCATGAAACCTATGAGAGCAAAGGCTCCGTGGAGCGCCACAAAAGCCCAGAGTCCCCCAAGCTGGCACCACCTGACGAAATCTCCCTGAGACTCAGGACCCCAAAGTAGAAGAAGAGAATGACCCATAGAATCAGCAGGCGTTG